GGCATAGACGCGTTTTCATCACCCAAAACACCTAAATAGACAGGAACATGCCAACGAAGCGCACAGAACCGCGAGCGATCGTCGCCGATCCGATCGATCCGACGTCGGATCTCGCTGCTAGCATCTTCGGCGAGGCCCTCACGGCGATCCTTGCCGAGATCCGAGGCATCCGAGCCGGCAAGATCAAGCCGAAGGGTCACGACGCGGCGTCGCGCATCGCCTGGCTCGCCCAGCGGGCCGCATCGGTCGCCGCCGAGCAGCGGAAGGCGGAGGCGGCCGAGCTGCGCAAGCTCACGCCCGCCGTCGTCATGATCTGGATCCGGCAGCAGACCGCCGAGTACCGCGCGAGGCTCCTGCGCGACGTCGCGGCCATCGATTCCAAGGAGCGAAGGAGCGTTCTCGGATGAATGACCTCAACAACGACCTGTCGATCACCGAAGAGGAACGGATTCGCGCCCACTACGTCGGGCGCGTCCGGTCATTGAAGGCCCCGCCGATGTCGTACCGCGTCGGCGTCCAAGGCTTCGACGGGATCGCCCGGCGCCTCCAGGCGAGGATCGAACTCGGCGAGCGCCTGCCCGACATGACGCGCGCGGAGTTCATCACGCTGCACTTCGCGCACGGTGCCGTACGCGTCTACCTCGGTCGCGACATCGCAGAGAACAAGATCGGGTTCACCGAGTTCACCGGCGAGGATGTTGCGTGACCTGGACGATCAAGGTCCGCACCTCACCCGGCGCGCTGATGACCGCCGACTACGAGTGTCCGGTTCACGGACGCTTCGAGGCGACGGTCGAACGTGACGGCGCCGGAGATCCGCCGGTCGAGGCGAAGTGCATGAAGTGGATCAGCGTCACGCTCTACTGCGGCGAGTGGTCGCCCTGGCGCATCTCCTGCCCGCCGGTCCACACGCAGTTCGTCGTCACCGCATCGCACGGAAAGTCGGCCGCGAAGCCACACCCCGAGACGATGGACACGCGGATGCTGGCCGAGGGCCGCAAGAACGAGTTCCGGAAGCAGCGCAAGAAGCTCAAGGAGGAGCGCCGGCACAAGCGCGTGAAGGCGTTGCTGTCATGACGCCGCCGATTGCGATCGGTCGCTTCCGTGTCTACTTCAACCGCCACGGCGCCGCGCCGCTCGTGTGGTGTGTCGCTACCGATCACTGGGAGCTCGCGGTGGCCGCGGTCGACATCCGGGCGCCGGTGCTCACGGTCTACATCCCAAAGGCCACGCCGGACCACGAGGACGGCAGGCCCAGCGCCTGGCTCGAGGTCACCGGTGCGCTGCATGTCGTCGCAAGCTGCGCGCGGATCGAGCGGGTGACCGAGTGACCGCGATCGTCTACCGCCCAGCCGCGCCCGCCGATCACCTGTTCATCGTGGACGCCTGGGTCGGCTCGTACCGCGATGCCTACACGGCCGGGCTGATCCAGGTCGACGACTGGTACTCGATCATGATCCCGCAGATCGAGAAGGTGCTGCGCCGGCCCGACGTCCGCACGGTGGTCGCCACGGTGCCAGGTAGCGCAGACGGCGTCGCCGACCTGCTCGGATTCGTCACCGCAGACACGGCGGAGTCGCCGCCGCTGGTCTACTACGTGTTCGCCAAGGAGCACTATCGGCGCGGCGGTCGGGGTCGGCTGTGGCCCGGCGCCGGGATCGGTCGGGGGCTGTTCGCTGCGATCGGCGTCGACCCCGCCGCCCCGTTCAACTACGTTTGTTCGACACCGATGGCTCGCCAGCTCGAGCGCAAGATCCCGATGGCCCGGTGGCGTCCGCTGCTCGGACGCTTCCCCAAGGCCGACCGCCGCGAAAGGAACCGCCGATGAACCAGAAACAGAAGGACGCGATCAAGGCGCGGCAGCGCACGAACGCTGCCGCGATGGTAGCCACCGCCAACCAGGACGGCGGCGATGGCGAGCGCCCGCCGGCCCCCGCCCCGCCCCCGCCCAGGGCGCTCGAGGAGATCGCCGCGGAGACACGACCGGATGTGGGGCCGGGGATGCCGGTCGCCTTCATGCGCTTCATCGACAAATCGTTCCAGGTCCGCGGGCAGCAGAGCGGCGAGGTGCTGACGGCGAACAAGCAGAGCAACGGCCGAGAGCACCGCATCGAGTTGGTTCGCGAGCTCGGCGCGTTCCTGATCACGTTCATCGACCCGTCGCGGCACACGGTCGAGTACGACATCGTCGAGCGGACCGCGGTCAAGACGTGGCGCCCGGCCTGAGGAGCTGATGGCGAAGCGGCGCGCCGCGGGTCGCGCCAAGCCGCACAGCCGGAAGAAGGCAGCCGCGCGCGACCGCGCCGCGATGGACATCGATCACGCCTGGGCCAACGACGTCCGGCAGCGGCTCCTCGATGACTGCCACCCCTCGCAGCTCGATGCCGCGCTCGACGAGGCGCTGCGCATCTCGATCCTGGTCGGCCGCGGCGGCGGCAAGACGACCGTGCTGCGGGTCCGCGCGCTGATCAAGATGGTGTTCATCCCGCGCGCGCGGATCATCTACGCGGCGACCTCGCGGCCCGAGGCCGAGCGCCTCAACTGGGAGCCGCTCAAGGAGCTGGTCGACCAGCTCGGCCTGCGCGACGAGTTCTCCTTCAATGAGAGCCGGCTGCGGTGCACCTGCAGGCGCACCGGCGCGACCTACCAGCTCGCTGGGATTGACGACAAGAAACAGGTCAACCGGTACCGCGGCCAGCCGTTCAATGAGGTGCAGGTCGACGAAACGGCGTCGCACGACATGGCGCTGCTCGAGATGTTCCTCGATCGCGCCGTCGGGCCCCGGCTCGGCGAGCGTCGCGGTTGCATCGTGCTCGCCGGCACGCCGGGTCACGTTCTGCGCGGACGGTTCTACGATGTCACCCGCAAGGGCGGCGAGATGCACCGGCTCTAACGGCTCCGCGACGAGCCCGACTTCGTCGACTGGATCGGCTGGAGCTCGCACGCCTGGTCGATGCTCGACGTGCTCGCGCTGCCCGACGCGGCGGCGCGCTACCCGGCGCTGATCCTCAACTGGGAAGCGGCGCTCGTCGAGAAACTGCGCCAGAAATGGAGCGATCAAAATCCGATCTGGCTGCGCGAGTACCTCGGGCTCTGGGCCTCGGATCACACGACGGCGATGTACGCCTACCAGGCGCACGACGAGCACGGAAAGCTGTTCAACCGGTGGGCGCCGTACGGCGACCGCAAGCTCGAGGGGCTGCCGATGCTCGAGGCCGCGGTCGCCGCGTTGCCCGACTTCGAGGAGTGGCTGTTCGGCTACGGCGCCGATCTGGGATCGCGCGACCCGTTCGCCCTGACGATCTTCGCGCTCGCGCCCTCCGATCCGCTGCGCCGGTTCTTCCACGTGTTCTCGTTCGAGCGCCGGCGGATGTACCCCAAGCTGATCGCCGAGCTCCTGATCGGGCCCGAGGCGGTGGCCGCGGCGATGCGCGGCGAGGTCTACGACGAACCCGGCGGCCTGTTCGGGATCACCGGCTGGCCGGTCGCCGCGGTGGCGGACCTCGCCGGGCTCGGCGAGACGGTGCTCGACGAGCTCGCGGAGGTCTACGGGATCAAGTTCAAGGCGGCGAACAAGAAGGGCAAGCCGGGCGCGATCGAGGTGGTGAACGGCGACCTGACCGATGCCCGGATGCTCGTGCTGGCCGGCTCGCCGCTCGAGGACCAGCTGAGCACGCTGCAGTGGAAGCCCGACGAGTACGACCAGCCCAAGGAGGACAAGTCGGTCGCGAACCACAGCGCGGACTCAGCCACGTACATCCGCACCGAGCTCGGGTCGATGTTCTCGGGCAGTTCAGCGCCGCCGGAAGACGAGGGGGATCTGCCCGCCGGATCGAAGGTCGCCGGCGGCGTCGCGAAGGGCAAGAAATCGACGAAGAAGCCGCCCCCGAAGCGGGATCCATGGGGAGATGCGCCCGTGGGCTCGAAGCCGCGCGGCGAGTTCAACGCGCTGTTGCGCGGGAGCAAGATCGGGCATCTTGGAAAGCGCTGATGCCGATCCCGGCGAGATCCACTGATGCCGCCGCGCTGATCGACCTCCTGATCACGCGAGCGCCGGCGCTGATCGCCGTGGGCGTGACGTCGCTGTCCATCGGCGAGATGTCCGCCACCCTGCAGGCGCCGGCCCCGAAGCCCGACGCGCCCACCAAGCCGGCGGCGATTGCCAAGCAGCACACCGATCCGCTCCGTGACGCATCGACGTATCCCGGCGGCAAGGTGCCCGGGTTCACGCGCGAGGACGAGCCGCGGTGAGCGAGCGCTCCTCGAAGTCGTTTCTGATCGGCGCGCTGCCGCTGCGCCTCCCCGAGGATCAGTACGAGATCCAGTTCCAGATCAACGATCCCGGCGTGGTGCGCTCGGTCGCGTACTGCCTCGAGCAGCGCCTGGTCGTCGCGCGCGGACAAGCGCAGTTCGATGAGGTGCTCACGCTGTTCGTTGAGACCACGCCGAACGGGCCCAAGCGCAACCGGCGGTTCGTCGTGGTACCCACCGGCAAGCAGCTCGGCGCGCCCGACGGCTACGCGCTGACCTTCCTCGGCACCGCGGTGTCAGGGAACACCGGGCAGGTCGCCCACGTGTACGAGATCAAGGCGGTATCGTGAGGACACGGCGCCAGGCTCCGCCGCCCGACAAGCGCCGGTGGTGGAACGCGGACGAGGGCCAGGTCCACAAGGTGGTGTTCCCGTACGTCGACCGGATCGAGCGCGATCAGTTCCTACTGTTCAATCGCTTCGTGCAGCTCGAGCACCTCTACGATCCGAACTGCGCGAACTCACCCGACGCCATGATCGATGACGGCGATGCCGAGGGCATCGGGCTCGTCATCGAGAACGTGATCGCATCCAACGTCGACACGGTGACGGCGGCGATCGCCGCGACCGACGTGCGGCCGCGGTTCATGACCGACGACGGCGACTGGTCGGTGCAGCGCACGGCGACGCGGCTCGAGTGGTACGCGGAGGGCCTCGGCAAGCTGCTCGGCGTCGCGAAGGCGTGCAGGCGCGCGTTCAAGGCGGCAGCCAAGAAGGGCACCGGCCTCATCAAGGTCTACACGAACAGCTGGGACGAGGTGAAGGTCGAGCACGTGCGCGTCGACGATATTGTTGTCGACGAAGCGGAATGCAGGAACGGCGGCACGCCGCGCCAGATGCACCAGCGGATGACGAACGTCGACCGCGAGGAGCTCAAGGCGCGCTTCCCCGAGTACACCGACGAGATCGATCGCGCGCAGACCGGGCGCGGGTGGTCGCGAATGTGGGCGGGCTACCGGCCGATCGATGACGACAGCCTCGTGGCGATCGAGAGCTGGAAGATGCCGATCGGACGTTTCGGCTACGACGGCTACCGCGCCGGGCGCCACACGATCACGATCGATGGCTGCGATCTCCTCGACGAGGAGTGGCACAAGGACGAGTTCCCGTTCGCGTGCATGGTGTGGTCGGAGCGCGAGGCCGGCTGGTACGGCATCTCGCTCGCCGAGCGCATCGCCGGAATCCAGCGCGCGCTGAACAAGCGCAACTGGCAGATCGACATGAACCTCGACCACTACGCCGTCCCGGTGACGTACGTGGACATGGCGGACGCGAACCTCGCGATCCAGTCGATCAACCGGATCGGCACCGTCTGCGTGGTGAAGGGCGAACGTCCGCTCACGATCACACCGCAGGCGAACAGCCCCGAGGTCTACCAGAACCGCGAGACGCTCAAGGGCTCGGCCTTCGAGGAGAGCGGCGTCTCGCGCATGGCCGCGCAGGCGGCGAAGCCGGCCGGCATCGATTCGGCCGTCGGGATGCGCGAGTACCGCGACCAGACCACGCAGCGATTCGCGCCGCAGGAAAAGGACTTCGAGTCGTTCGTGCTCGAGGTGTTCGTCCACATCCTCGATTGCTGCAAGGATCTTGGCGCGGACGCCCCGGTGGTCACGCGCAAGGCGAAGTTCGGCGCGCGCAAGATCAAGTGGGGCGACGTCGACATGGGCGACGTGAAGGTGCAGATCGCCGCGGCGTCGACGCTTGGCCGTACGCCGGCGGGTCGCTACCAGACCGCGCTCGAATGGGCGCAGGCCGGCGTGATCACCACCGACGAATGGCGCCGGCTCACCAAGCACCCCGATCTCGACCACATCCTATCGCTCTACACGCAGGGCATGGAGTCGGTCGAGCGCGACCTCGAGGCGATCGAGGACGGGCACACCGTGGTCCCCGAGCCGTTCGGCAACCTGCAGCTCATGGCCCGTATGGGCCAGATGGCCTACCTCCGCGATCGCGACCTCGGGGCGCCAGAAGAGATCCTGGAGGCGCTGCGCCAGTACACGGTGCTCGCCGCGCACATGCTCGCCGGCGCCGCCGCGAACCAGAACGCCGGCGCCGGGCCCCCGGGATCTGCTGCGCTGCCACCGGGCGCCGGGACCTCGCCGATGCCGACGCAGCCCGAGGCTGCGCTCTCGCCGCAGGCGATGATGCTGCGCGCCGGCTGACCGGCCGCCGGACAGCCGCCCAAAGGTTGACGCTGGCGCACACCGCGCGCCGGGTGCTATTTCTCATGGGGAATGGCCGACCCCGCGCCGACCGTCCCCGCAGCGAATCCAGCGAACGTGCCCGGCGCGGTGGTGCTGAACGCTCCGCACCGCGGCGTCATCGCCGAGCAGCGAGCGAAGGCCGGCCGCGGCGACACACTGCGGATGCTCGAGGGCGGCCATGCCGACCCCGCGGGCGCCAAGCCGTCGGTGCCGCCACAGGACCGCAGCGCCAAGCCGGACGTGAAGCCAGCGACGCGCGAGGAACCTCCGGCGGACGACGTGCCAGGCGACGGCGACGGCGGGGAGCCCGATGGCCATCGCGCGCCGGATCCCGCCGCGGCAGCCGAGGATCCCGCCGTCGCCAAGCGGCTCGCGACGATCCAGGCCGCCGAGACTCGTCAGCGGGAAAAGGCCACCAAGGCTCGCGCCGAGCTCGAGACCCGCGCGAAGGCGATCGAGACCGAGTGGGCGCCGCGCGTCGCGAAGGCCGAGCATTTCGAGGCGCTCCAGGCCAAGGCCCGCAAGGGCGGCGTCCACCTGGTCGACGCCTTCCGCGCGCTGGGGTTCGGCGACGACGACCTCGAGCCCGCCGCCCAGACGCTCTACGCACACAGCAAGGCCGGCGCCGCCGACCCCGCGCGCAAGCAGCAGGCCGAGCGCGCCATGCGCGAGCGCGAGCTCGCCGATCGCGGCGACGAGACCCAGAAGCGGATCGATGCGCTCGAGGCCAAGCTTGCCGCGAAGGACAAGCAAACGCAGTTTCAGGAACTGCAGGGCCAGTATCTCGACAGCGCGCTCGACGCGATCACCGAGGCTGCGCCGATTGCGCGCGCCGCGACCGCCGCGATCGACAAGGCGCGAGCCGAAGGTACGGCGGCCGGCAAGGCACAGGCGGCCAAGCTGGCCACGAAGCTCCGCGCCAAGCTGTGGGAGCTCACGGTCGCGATGACCGCCGAGCTTGACGGCGACGCGCCCGATCCCGCGGACGTGATCGCCCGCTACGAAGAATCTCGCGGCGCCGAGCTCGACGAGCTGGGCATCCCGCGACCGACCTCCACGACGACATCGAAGCCGAACAACAAGCCCGCCGACAAGCAGCACCCGGCAAGGACGCTCAGCAATGACCTCAGCACATCACGTGTGCCGCGGCCCGCGCAGAGCGGCGACGTAGCCCGCAAGGAATCCCGACGGGACACCCTGCGCGCGCTCGAAACCGGGAAGCTCGACTAGGCGAGCTCCACGCTGCTCTGACGATCGCCGCGGTGGACGAGGAGACCCCTCATGTCCTCCGCCAGTACGCTTTCGACCGTCGCGTTCATCTACAAGCGCGAGTATTCCGATCACCAGATCGCCGATCTGACCCTCCGAGACCACGTCTGGTGGGCAATGATGCCCAAGGAGGACGGGTTCGGCGGCGACTCCTTCCTCTACGCGATCCGCTACGGCAACCCCCAAGGCGTGTCCGGCACGTTCTCGCGTGCGCGCGCGAACGCCAAGGGCAGCAAGGGCAAGCAGCCGCGCGCGCTGCGCACGCCGAAGTTCGGCATCGTCACCATCGACGGTGAGGCCGCGCTCGCCGCCGAAGGCAACAAGGCCGCGTTCTTCAATCTTGTCACGATGGAGACCGATCGCGTCCTCGAAGAAGTCGGTGACTCCTACGCGTTCGACTTCTACCGCGACACCACCGGGCTCCGCGGCCGCGTCTCGTCGATCACCGGCAACGTGCTGACGCTGACCGACCCCGAGGACGCGCGGAACTTCAAGGAGGACATGACCCTCATCGCGGACGACACGGTCACTGGCCTGTCGCCGCGAGCTGGTACGACGTTCGTGATCGCCGTCGACGAGGATGGCGGCAAGGTCGAGGTCGACGACATCACCGACATCACCGGATCGATCCAGGTCAACGACTACCTGTTTCGCGATGGCGACCCGGGCACCTGCATGGAGGGGCTCCGGGTCTGCACGCCGCTTGCGGCTCCGGTGCGCGGCGTCGACTCGTTCCGTGGGATCGACCGCGGCGTGAACCCGAACCGGCTCGGCGGATCGCGGCTCGACGACACCTCGCTCAACGCGGAGGTGGCGCTCGGCCGGCTCGCGATCAAGATCTCGAAGGTCGGCAAGAGCCACAACATCGATCAGGGCTTCCTGAACCCGACGCACTTTTTCAACGCGGCCCAGCGGCTCAACGCCAAGGTCGAGTTCGACGACGGCGGCGGAACGGCGAACTACGGATTCCAGTACATCATGATCCACACGAGCGCTGGCTCGTTCAAGGTGTACTCGGATCCGGACTGCCCGATGAACGAGACGCGGGTGTCGCGTTCAGGCTCGCAGTACATCAAGCACCTGAAGGGCCTGCCGCACGTGATCGATCTCGACGGGCTGCCGATGCTGCGCCAGAGCGATGACAACGGCGTCGAGGGGCGCATCGAGGGGTTCTGCAACCTCATCCAGGACGACACCTCCGCGCAGGGCGTCGCTTCGCTCGCGACCACCTAGCCGCCAGCCGGACTGGCCAACACCAAAACGCTTTGCCACAGCGGGGCAGTCGCTCCGCAGAAACGACCGAACGATGTCTGATATCAACTTCAATGGCCTGGCACTCCGCGGACTGCCGAGTCCGATCGCGAACGGCGTGCGAGGTCCTGTTCGTGCCGATCGCTACGGCAACCTCGTCACGCGACCCCTCGGGAAGTGGCGCACGACCGCCGCGAACCAGGGGACCTACTTCGCGGCCCACAACGCGACGAACGACGCCGCGACGACCCTCGCCGGCCACGCGGCGCCGGTGCTCGTCGATGCCGACGCGACGATGACCAAGGCGTTCATTCACCTGATCAACTCGACGGGCAGCACGAATCTCGTGCGCTGCGAACTCGACTTCATCGAGATCGAGGTGATCACGGCCGGCGCGAACGGCACCGCGGACAGCTGGGCGACCGAGCTCGACACGGGCGCCACCCGCATCAGCTCCGGCGGCACGCTGCTGGCCACGGTCAACCCGAACATGCAATCCTCGGCCACGCCGGTGCTCGTGTCCACCGGCGGGGCCGTCGTGGTCGGAGTCGAGTCGGCAAACGTCCGCTATCTCGGCCACGGGCAGTTCCGGCCGTCGATCGCGATCGCTGGTGACAAATATATGTTCGTGTTCGGCGCCGAGCCGGAGTCGATCGGCGCGAGCGCGATCGGCACGATCACCCACCACGTGGTCGGGCTGCCGCCGGTCACCTTGGGCCCGAGCGACCAGTTCCTGCTCGCGCTGTACTCGCCGTCGCAGTCCGCGGCCGGCGTGTACAAGGTCCGCATGGGCTGGACGGAGGAGTGAGATGGGTGACTTCTACCCGGTCCTGACCTCGGAGCCGAGCGAGCGCGATTTCCTCGTGAAGTTCGTCGGCGGCACCACCGCCGTCACGAAGGTGATCGGCAGGGGGCTCACCACCACGTGGATCTCCACCGGCATCGTCGAGCTCGCGTGGAGCACGAACCAGGAGGTGCCCGGCACGTTCGTCGGCCCAAAGGCTGGCGTGATCCACGCGACCACGCCAGCGAACGTCAAGGGCTACTCGTTCACGTGCGGCGACTACAACGTGTCGACGAGGAAGCTGCGCGTGTCGATCTACGATGCAAGCAACAACCTGGTCGACCTCGCGGCGCTGCAGTGGTTGACGTTCACCGTGGTCTTTCTGTCCGACGGGCTGATCGGGCCCTGAGCCAGGAGCGTAATGCCCTTCCCGGTGACACTCGGCGAGCTGGTGACGTACAGCCAGCAGCTCGCCAACACGACCGCCGGTGGTGGCGATCAGATCGATCCCACCGAGTGGAAGGCGCACGTCTCGACGTTCTACGGGCGGCTCCACACGACGGTCGCGGACACCGGGGCACGATGTTTCGAGACCACGGCGAGCGTGAACCTCGCGGACCTCTCGCTGCCGAGCGACCACCGATCGACGATCGGCGTCGACTTCGTGATCGACAGCGCGGGACGACGCCGCGAGCTCCCTGAGCTGATGATCCAGGAGCGCGACGTGCTGCTCGGTATCAGCGGGAGCGAGGCGCGCGCGTGGTGTCTCTCCGGGGTCACCCTGCAGCTCTTTCCGACACCGACGACCGGGACATACAAGCACGTCTACGTCCCCCAGCCGACGCGCTACAACACGTCGGCCGATTCCACGTCGATCGATGTCGTGACCAGCGATGGGCTCGAGGCGATCGGCTGGGGCGTCGCCTCGGTCGCCCTCCATCGCAGCGAGTCGATGCAGCAGCGAGCGATCGACGAGAGCACCGCCGCGTTCAAGCGGCTCAAGGAATGGGCGGTGCAGCGCTCGCTGACGATGCCCAAGCGGCAGATCGTGCGCGGGCTCGGCCGGCGGTCGGACATCAACGGGATCTGGAATCCGGCGAGCTGGAGGTACCGGTGAGGCAGGTCGCGGACCTTCGGCTCGCGGACGATGCTGCCGAGCGCGTGCGGAAGTCGCATGCCGACGCGATCCGCGAGCTCCAGACGGCGCCGGCGGCCGACGCGCGCGCGATCCGCAACGTCGTGATCCCGGACAACGGGACGGTGACCAAGGCGCACCGCCTCGGCCGCGTGCCCTCGATGGTGATCGCCTCGCCGCCGCGCGGCGCCGCATCGGCGGGGCTGTTGGGCGAGGTGTCCCGGAGCGACCAGGTGATCGTGCTGAGCGCCAGCGGGTTCGGCGCCGACATCACCGTCGACGTGACGGTATTCTGATGGCTCACAACGGCCTGCAGTGGACCCTCAGGAACCTGCCGCTCGCGGCCGGGCTGCAGCAGCGCACCGACGACCGCGCGCGCCCCGAGCCGTTCCTCGACATCTGCCGTGATGTCCAGTTCGATGAGATCGGTGGCCTGCAGCCGCGATTCCCGTTCGGGACGCCGGCGGGCGCGATCTTCGGCGGCGGCACGATCGCGAACGCGCGACGGATCGTGCGGAATGGCAGCGAGCTCGTCCTGTTCACGAAGGACAGCGTCTACAGCTGGAACGCGCAGCTGTCCGCCTGGGTGCTGCGCGGAACACACCTCGCGGTGAAGGTCGATGAGACCCCGGTGTTCTCGCGAGCCGGGGACCAGCTCGACGGTGACCGCGCCGAGCTCTCGGGCGTGATCATTTACGCGTGGGCCGAGGGCACGGACGTTCTCCTTGCGGCCGTCGACAAGACGACAGGATCGGTACTCCAGGGTCCGGTATCGCTCGGCGCCGGACTCATCACGGTCACTCGCCCCCGCGTCGTCGCGCTCGCCACAAGGATCCTGATCTTCGTGCAGTCCGTGACCGCGCTGGTGGTACTCGCCGCCAACCCGGCAGCGATAAACCTCAGCTCAATGCCGACTGCGACGATCCTGGCAGGCGGGACGTTCAACTCCTTCTACGATGTCGTGAAGGTCGGATCGCAGGATCTGTGCGTCGGTGTTGCCCGACGCGTGACGACCACGAGCTACGAGGTGTTCACGGTGACACCGGCGCTCGTGATCACGCAAGTCACCAAGGCGCGGACCGCGGATGGACCGCTCGCTGTCTCGACGATCCCCGACGGCACCAAGACCCAGGTGGTGCGCGCGAATGGATCTAACATTCAAGGCGACTTCCTCACGACTTCGACGCTCGCCGACGTGACCACGGGCCAGGCGATCGGGACGGCGGCGGGTACGCCGGTGAACCAGATCGCCGCTGCGCATCGCTCGGTGCAGAACGGCGGCGCATTTCGCTGTTACGTATTTTGGTCAGCGCAGCAGTCCGCGTCGTTCGGGTCATTGTTCGCGACCAAATTCAACTTCGTTGACAGCGCGGGGACGCTCGGGACGCAGGCGACGCTCACCAACGGACTGGCGCCAGCCTCGCGGGCGTTCGACTACAACGGGTCGGTCTATCTGTGGATGGAGTTCGGGCAGAACTCCGAGTTCCAGGGCGACGTCGCACTCGCCAACGTGACCCAAGCGCAGAATGCCTATCTCCTGTACCGCGACGACGCGTTCTTTTGCGCGAAGGCGGCCTATGCGGTCGGCGGCGGACTGCGCCCCAACAACGGGCTCCTGCCGGGGGTGGCGCTCACGTCCGGCTCGACCACGTATTCGTGGATGGGTACGGCGAAGCGCAGGATCGCGGTCGGCGGCGGCAGTACCGGATACGCGGCCCGCTCGCCGCGTGACATCTCGTTCACGTTCGACTCGAACGAGGCTCGCCGGGTGGCGCGCATCGGAGCAACGCTCTACATCGCCGCCGGCGAGATCCTGCAGTACGACGGCACGCGGCTCGTCGAGGTCGGGTTCCACTTCTACCCGTGGTCCTACGACATGCTCAAGAGCGGGACCGGCTCCGTGGCCAACGGCACCTACGGGTACAAGGTCACGTGGCGGTGGCCCAACGGCAAGGGCGATGTGGACCGCTCCACGACGGCGACGATCGGCAAGGCCACGATGTCGGGCGGTCCGGCAGGCTTCGCGATGGGCACGCTCGCGCCGCTCAACGCGACCCACAAGACGACCGCCACGGGCGCGATCGCGGCCGAAGTGTGGAGGACGGAGGTCAACCCGACCGACGAGACTGGGTACTTCCTCGCGACGAGCTCGGACCCGAACAACACGACGAATCCCAACAAGTTCATCCCGAACGACTCGACCGCCGCGTTCGAGCCCGCGGTCGCATGGCGTGATGAGATGGCGGACGCCGTACTTGGGACGAAGGAGGAGAACCCCGAGAACGGCGCTGTGCTCGAGAACCTCGCGCCGCCCGGCGCGTCGATCATCGCGGCGACCGATGTGCGGCTGTTTCTGGGCGGGGTTGCCGGTGACCCGGATCGCGTGTGGCCGTCGAAGCTTCGCGGCGCCGGCGAGGTCGCCGCCTTCCACGATTCGCTGCCGTTCGACGTGCCGCGCGACGGCGGCCGGATGACGACGGTGTTCGTCCAGGACGAGACCGTGTACGTCGGCCGCGAGACCGCGCTCTACGCGTTCGCCGGAGTCGGGCTCGACAACCTCGGACAGGGCCAGAACTACACGCTCGCGCGCATCGTTTCTGCGGACGTCGGTGTGACATCGCATGATGCACAGGCGTTGACGCCGCTCGGCACGCTGTTCAAGAGCGACAAGGGCTGGCAGCTCCTCGATCACGGCGGCAACCTGACCTATGTCGGCGGCGCGGTGTCCGATTTCGACGACGAGGACGTGCTCTCGATCGATGTCCTCGAAGCGCAACACCAGGTCCGCATCTTGACGGCGTCGCGGATGATCATGTGGGCCTATCCGCGTCCCGACTTCCCCGGTGGGCAGTGGGGGGAGTGGACGATCTCCGACGGTGTGCACTCCTGCATGTACGGCGGCGCGCAGGTCTACCTGACCGCGACCGGAACGCGCACGCAGCTGACGACGTACACGGGGGTCGACTACGGGCCCGACGTCGAGACGGCATGGATCAAGCTTGCCGATCTGCAGGCGGCCACGCGCTGTCGCAAGCTACAGGTGCTCGGCGAGTACCGCGGTGACCATCTCCTGCGCGTGCGTGTGGCCTACAACTACCAGCAGGACGCCGGCGGCCCGACGTACGTCGACGACGAAGCGTGGACGCCGAGTCCTACGGTCGTCGGCGGTCCGCTACAGGTCCAACACGGCCCGAAGCGACCGATCTGCCAGGCGATCAAGGTCCGGCTCACGGCGGTGCGCTCGACGTCGACGGCCGACCTCGACACGACGCACTTCGTGCATCGCGTGCTCACGTCGGGCACCACCTGGACTGCGATCTTCCGCGCGATGGCGGTCGGCGAGGCAGGCAACCTCATCGTCCTCAACATGGCCTTCGTGGTCGGCGCAGGCTCGGTCGATGTGCGCGATCACTTCGCCTACGACGCCTCCACTGGCTCGTGGTCACCGTCGATCGGAACGGTGGGCGTGCTCGTGACTGGCGTGCCGACCGTCGCGCAGCTCGAGACCGCGATCGACACCGGCTCGACGCTCCTCGGCCTCCTTGACGCCGACGTGACGCCGACGAAGGTCGTCAACGTGGCCGGCATGGTCTCGAACAGCCCCGTCGTGTTCTCGCCCCAGGGCGGGGCGTGGGGCGCGCCGCTGGGCGAGTCGTTCAAGCTGACCGGCCTCGGCCTCGAGGTCGGCATCGAACCAGGACTCCTGATGCGCCTCCCGCCGGCGCAGAGAGTGTGATTTATGGCCTTCTGGAACTCCTGGGGTGACACCGCTCAACGGCTGTTCGAGCCGCTGGGCGGCGATGCCGACAACTCCAATGCGCCGTGGTGGGATATCGGCGGCAACCTCCAGAAGGATCCGGGCGCCGCAGCGGAAGCGCAGCGGAAGGATCTCCTCTATCAGCAGGCCGCGGCCGCCGGCGGAACTGCCGATCAGCAGAATCAGGAGTTCAACTACAACCAGGGCCAGCAAAAGAACAACATGCTGGCCCTGCAGCAGCAGGCGAACGGCCAGAACTCCGTCAGCGCCGAGCAGCTGCGCCAGGCGATGCTACGGAACCAGGCAACGCAGCAGTCGATGGCGGCCGGCGCCGCGCCGCAGAACGCTGCCTCCGCGGCGCGGACCGCAGCGATCCAGTCGGGCAGGCAGGACGCGGGGCTCGCCGGGCAGCAGGCGGTCGCCGGACTCGCCGAGCGAAACCAGGCGCAGACGCAGTATACGGGCGCGCTGCAGGGCTACGGCGCGCAGGCGCTGCAGGCCAGTCAGGGCGCGCGTGGGCAGGCGCTGCAGGGCTACGGCGCGCAGAACGCGGGCGCGCCGGAGAAGTCGAACATCGACAAGTACGGCAACGCGATCGTCGGCGGGCTCGGCGCCATCTTCAGCGACCGTCGGCTCAAGACGGACGTGAAGGAAGGCGACGACGACGCGAACAAGATGCTCGACGCGCTGAAATCGTATTCCTACCGCTACAAGGACGAGGACAAGCTCGGCGCGGGCAAGCGCACGGGCGTCATGGCGCAGGACCTCGAGCGCGGCGGCATGGCGCACGCGGTGGTCGACACGCCGGGCGGCAAGATGGTCGACAGCGGCCATCTCTCGACGGCGAACACCGCCATGATCGCGGCGCTACACAAGCGGCTCAAGCTGATCGAAAGCAAGGTCGTCTAGGTGCCGATCTGGCCACCGCCGGAGTGGGGCGCCGTGCAGGCGCAGGCATCGCAGCAGCAAGCGCCGGCGGCGAGGTTATCGCCGGAGCAGGAGCGCGAGTTCCAGCTGTGGCAGTCGGTCGCGAGGCCGGCTGCCGGGTCCGATGCCCGCGGCCAGTGGTACGCGCTGCGATATGGTGCGCAGGGCGCCGCGGTCGCCGGGTCAGTCCCGACGCCCTCGAGCATCCGGCAGCAGCCGCGGATCGCGCAGCAGCGCCGCGACGCAGCCGTGGCCGACGCCGCATCGGAATCCGCAGGCGACTTCACGCCGCGCGCGCCGATGACGCCTTCCGAGTACGGCTATCACCCGGACCGGGACGCCGGCGGCGGATCCTCCGGCGACATGGGGGGCGAGTAGTGGCGGCGACCGAGGAGCGCGGCGACACCGCGATCGATCGCGAGCTCTATGGCGAGGCGCCCCCGAGCCTGGCCGACGCGGCGCCGCAGTACCAGGAATGGCCGCCGGCGCACTGGCCGGCTTTCGACGCGCCCGAGACGCCGGAAGACGAGATCCGCCGGGCTGCCGGGCTGCCGCCGATACCACGCGGCCAGCAGGTCGGGCCCGACGGTGCGCCCGTGGCAGGCCCCGAGCTCGCCGCCGCGCCGCTGGCGCCGGCAGTGGCCCCGCCGGTGACCCCGCCCGCGCCGGATCCCGCGGCGCCGCCCGCCGGGTTGCAGCCCGGGCTGGGCGTGCCCGCGGCCGCGCTCGACATCAACGCACCGCCGCCGCCGATGATCGGGCCACCGCCCGAGGGCGCGCCACCGGTGGGCGGCGGCAGACCGCCGCCGGGCCCACCGGGGCCACCGCCGCTCCCGTATGGCGCCGGCGCGCCGCCGCCTGATCTCGCGGCAGCGCCGCCGCCCCCTGTTCCGTTCGGCCCGCAGCCGGCCACCGGCATCTCGCAGCTCCCCGGGATCCAGATCTCGCCCGACCAGGCCCCGCCTCCGATCCCGTCGTTCGTCGCGCCGGGCAACCCGGACTCGGTGCTGCCGTCGGAGCGCGCAGACGTTCAGCAGGACCCGCTAGCCGGCATGACCGACGATCAGGCGCGGCATTACGTCGAGAGCGCGTCGCCGCAGCAGCTGCTCGACCTCCAGCGTGGGATCGAGACGCAGCGGCGGACCAGCCTCGCGCTTCAGCAGGCACAGATCGACGATGCGAATCTGCGCGCGCTCCGCGCCGACCAGGAGGCGCGCGCGAAGGCCGACGCGGCCTCGCAGGCCAAGACGGACCAGATCGTGGCCGACGCAGTGAAGCTCGCTGGAACCAAGATCGATCCGAACCGGTGGATGTCCACGCGGAGCGGCGGCCAGAAGGTCGCCGCTGTGCTCGCCGCAGTCGTCGGGGGACTCGTGCAGAGCCGCACGGGTTCGTCGCACAACGCCGGCATGGACCTGATCCAGCAGAACATCGACCGCGACATCGACGCGCAAAAGCAGGACATCGAGACCGGCAAGTTCGCGCTGGGGGTCCGACAGAACGCCGTGGCGCAAGAGTTCGCGCGCACCGGGAACCTGTATCAGGCCTCGGAGACCGTGCGGCTCGCGACCTATCAGGCCGCGACGAACAAGCTGCTCACCGAGCAACAGAACTTCGACCCGCGCGGCACCGGCTTTGCGAACTACGGCGCCGCGATCAAGGACATGCAGGGGCGCGCGGCCGCGGCAGCCGAGGGCATCCGCAAGACGGTGTTCGACGAGAGCTACAAGCTCGAGCAGCTGAACCAGGTGAACCAGAAGCAAGCCGACGAGCGATGGAAGAATCGCCAGGATGTCGCGCTCGGCTGGGCCAAGGAGGGGCGCGAGGCTGGCGCGAAGGCCGCTGACAACACGCTCCTCACACCGGCACAGATCCACGCGCAGTATCCGCAGCTCCCCGTCGAGGCCATCCCGCCGATGCCGGTCACCGCGAAGGAGCTGAATCAGCACGTCGAAACGTACAACCGGACGCTCGATACGTCCGGCAAGACGCAGGAGCAGGGCATCAAGGATGCGTCGAGTGTGGTGCGCAATCCGCAGACCGGCGAGCCGCTGCTCGTCAAGGGAAAGCCCGCGCACATCGAGCCGACCGAGGCCGCCAAGGTCACGAAGAAGATCGGCCAGACGCAGACCTTCGTCGACCAGCTCGGCGAGCTGAAGCACGAGCTCCAGGCGGGGCCGAGCGCATGGGATCGAGAGAAGTGGCAGGCGTTCAAGACGAAGTTGAACCTGTCGAAGACAGGATTCATTCAGTCGATGGACGCCAAGGTGTCGTCGCGTGAGATGGGCGCCGTCGAGGACATCTTCGGGAACGACTTCAACAGCTTCGTCTCGCGGATCACGAGCAAGGGCAAGTCGGTGGCTGCGATCGACAGCATCATCGGCTACGCGAAGTCGAGCCTCGACAACGACCTCACTTCGCAGCTCGGCTACCAGAGCGGGCCGAAGGGCATCCTCCGCGACACCTCGAACATCCCGGAGCAGGCTCCGACGCAGGAGCAGGAGCAGCTTCAGGGGCTTCTACAGAAGCCGACCGAGACGTTCGACGAAGTCGCCCACGCCGAGATCGCCAAGCGGCAAATTGGCCTCTCGCCCGATCAGCGCAGCATCGAGAACCGTCCTCGTCAGCTCAGGGCTGGATCGTTCGGGCGGGAATCCGTCGTGCCCATCTCGCCGGAGGAGCAGGCCAGCCGCGACGCCTACGACGCGACGGTTCGCGAGGGGCTCGCGGAAGCCCGGCGCATCTACGACCCGGGGGCGTCACCGGCACAGCAGCAGGCAATCGCCCAGCTCGGCGGCGCAGCGCAGGGCGCGGCCGGCGATCCGGCAGCGGCAGCGGCACGCGAGACGCTCACGAAGATCGCGAGCGACGCCCACACCTCACGGCTGCGTGAGCTCGCGCGCGAGGCGCTTGAGGCAGCCGGCCAGGCCGGGGCGCTCGCTGACCGCCCGATTGGGCCGTCGACCGAGGTGCAACACGAGGCCGCGCCGGCCGCGCCGCCCAAGGGCAAGCGCTGATGGCCGATCCGCTCGACCCTGCGGCGCCCCCGCCCGCTGACCAAGCCGCCCCCGCCGCGGCGTCCACGGTGTCGATGATCGATCCGGGTGGCGTGGCGCGCGACGTTCCGGCCGAGTATTCGAGCGCGCTGCTCTCGCGGGGGTGGCGCCCCCAGACCCACGTCGACGTGCTCGGTGCCGCATCGCAGGCCGCGCGCGCGGCCGACTACGGCGGAGTCGCCGGTGGGATCAAGGCCGGGCTCGCCGGGGTGGCTCGTGGCGCGTCGCTCGGCACCTCGGACGTGCTCGCGCGCGCGCTCGGTGGGGACGATGCCGCGTTCGATCTGCGCCAGCTGCGCGAGGAGAATCCTGGCATCTCGTTCGCCTCGGAGCTCGGGGGCGCGATCGCGCCCGCCGTCCTCACGGGTGGCGCCAGCTTGCCCGCGGGACTCGCCAGTGAGGCGGGCGCTGGCGTCGCCGCAGCGGTGGGCGGCGGGCTGCGCGGCGCGCTGCTTGGCGGCGCGGCCGAGGGCGCCATCTTCGGCGCCGGCCAGGGCGTCAGCGAGCTCGCGCTGTCCGACGATCCGCTCACCTTCGAGCGCGCCGCGGGAACGCTCTCGAGCAACGTCCTGTTCGGCGGGGTCGCCGGCGGTGCCGCGGGGCTTGCCGCGGGCGCGCTCGAGCGCGGGCTGCTGCGCGCGAAGGGCGCGATCGACGCGAAGCTCTCCGGGCCGGTCGCCGAGCAGCTCGCGCCCGATCTCGCGACGATGAACCGGAAGGATCTCGCTGCCGCGGCGTCGACCGAGCGCGAAGCGATCGAGTCCGCGCGCCAGCCCGAGCGCGACACGTTCGTCCAGGCGCTGCGGGATCACGCGGACGACACCGAGGCCGAGCAAGCGTGGGGCTTCACGTCGAAGCATCCGAGCAAGTACGTGCGCGGGCTCGGCGTCGAGTCGCGCGCGGCCGACATCAAGGTGCGTAACCTGCTCCGAAATGAGACCGCGCTCGCGCGTGATCCCAAGGTCGCGATGCGGGCACTGGAGGAGCAAGCGCAGGCGCTCAAGAAGATCGGCATCGAGGCCGATACGGAACGGAAGGCGTTCCTCGACGGATTCCGCGATGCGCCGACGACGATTCGCCAGGAGATCCTCGACAACAAGGTCAAGGGGATGGTGGTCGGCAAGGGTGGGCTGTCCCCGACGTCGCCCGTCATCGACGAGGAGGTCGATCGGATCATGCTCAAGCGCTACGGCACCACCGATACCGGGGCCACGCCGAACTTCCCTCCCCGCCTCGAGGCCGCGCAGAACATCAACCATGCCGAGACGCGCGTGGGCGATCTATATCGCTCGATCCAGCGGCTCAGCGCGGAGCCGACATCGGAGCGCCTCACGCAGATCGAGGCCGCGCGCGCGGCGCTGGACGTGCCCCGAGAGAAATCGCTCGGCGAGACCGTGTTCCACGCGATCCCCTTCGCCGGCCGCATGGCCGAGATCGCATCGGTCGCCGGCCGGGTCACCGGCGGGCTGAGCGCTGCGGTCGGCAAGGCCAGCCAGCGCGCCGGCGCCGCGGTGTCCTCGTTCCTCGATGTCGCCGCGAAGGGGGCCGCGAAGGCTACGCCGGTCGCCCCGATCGCCGCGACCGAGATTCTTGGGAGGCTCCGCTATGCGCCGGCGACCGACGACCAGCAAGATCCGGAACCCAAGGGCAAAGCGACGCTCGCCACGCTCTACAAGCGCCGCACCGACGAGATCAAGTCGCAGACCGCCTACGACGAGACCGGCACGCCGCGGCTCCGCCCCGAGGCCCGCACAGCGATGGGCGCCCGCCTGGGGCCGCTCCGGGCGACGCAGCCGATTCTCGCTGATCGGATCGAGACGCTCGCCGCGCGGCGCATCGAGTACCTGTCGAGCCTGATCCCGCGCCGTCCGGACCTCGCCGGCATCCAGATGGGACCCGATCGCTGGCAGCCGTCGGACATGGAGATGCGGGGATTCGCCCGGTCTGCCGCGGCAGCCGAGGATCCGCACGCCGTGCTCGAGCGCGCCGCGAGCGGATCGGTCACGCCGGAGGATGCGGCGACGCTGCGGGCGATCGCACCCGAGGAGCTCGCAGACTTCGTTCACCGGGTGGCCGCCGAGCTGCCCACGCTGCAGCGCACGCTGTCGCCGGCGCGCCGCCTGGCGCTGTCGATCCTCACTGGGCTCCCGGTCGATCCGGCGATGGACCCCGCGATCCTCTCGGTGCTGCAGGCGCAATACACGTACGAGCCCGAGCGACCGCAGGCACAGCCCCAGTTCGGAAGCGTCAAGAACCGGACCGAGGTCGGCACACCGTCCCAGCGACGCGAGGAAGGCAGCAGCACATGAGCAGCTTGTTCCACGGAACCATCCCGACCACCACCACGCTCTACGTCGAGCTTCCGATCCGCGACGGCTGGATCGGCGCCCAGCTCGCGTGGCTGGACGCGACGAGCTCGGCCACGATCACCGTCGAGCTGAGCAGCTTCGAGCGCGCCGCGGTCACCATCCCCGGCGACGCGTGGATCTGGAAAGACAGCGGGCTCACGTTCACCGGGCCGGCCGCGAGCGCTGCCGGGTCGCTCGTGATCAACATCGAGAACGTCCGGCAGCGGCGCGCCCGCCTGAAGATCGTCACGGCCGCCGTGACGACGATCGACCTCCGTGACGGAGGGCCCGAGGCGTGAGCCTGCGGTCCGGAATCCGCTCGGGGCTCGTGTCCGGGCTGCTCTCTGGCCTGAGCCCGGGCAGCAACGGCGACGTGTTCTTCCTCGGCCCCGCCGATTCGAACGGCGTCGGCCAGGGCGTCGCGCAGGCCAAGGGCGTCGATAGCGAGTTCGACTCGGCGTTCAACGTGATGGGGCCGATCGGCTCGGTCAACTACCTCAAGCGCTACTCGCAATCGTCGTCGGATCCGGTCAGCTACCTGGCCGACGTGACCGGCGGCGTCGGGCCGTACAACGTCGCCGGCGTCCAGAACAGCGGGTTCCAGGTCCCGTTTGCGCAGGAGATGGTGCGCGCCGGATTCCCGTGCTCGCTCCTCGAGCACGCCATCTCCGGGATCGCCGCCAAGCAGTGGACGCCGCTCGCCAACTTCCCGACGCTGCCCGCGGCCGGGCCGAACTTGTGGAGCCAGAGCACCTCGCTCGCTGATCAGTTCGGCGGCCGCGTGCGCGGCATCATCCCGGTGATCGGCGGCAACGACGGTGTGAACGGGACCGACGCGGGAAACTGCAACGCGAACCTGACGGCGATCTACACCGCGGCGATCGCGAAGTGGGGCGCATCGCTCGCGATCATCCAGGTCCGCAACTCGGCGAACCAGGCGGCCGCGGTCACATTCCTGACGACGATCCAGGCGGCACAGGACGCGATGGTGACCACGTTCCCGTCGAACGTGGTGCAGGTCTGGACGGACGACCTCGCGCTCCACAGCGACAACCTCCACTTCAGCGGCAATTCCCTCGTAGTGCTCGGCCAGCGGGTCGCCTACGCGATGCTCGACAAGCTCGGCGTCGCGCGCGTTCGGCCGACGGTGCCGCAGATCGTCGGCTGGGGCCCGACGTACACCTCCACGGGCGCGTACAGCCCGGTCGGCCCCGGCTGCGCGATCAACGGGGACCTCGAGATCTACACCGCGTTCTCGCAGACGGCGAGCGGCGCGAACGGCGCGATCCCGACGCCCACCACGACGGGCGCGCAGCCGTGGACGTCGCAGGGAACCGCGAGCTCGACCGACGGCACGAGCACGACGCGGATGGCAATCTTCACGCGGCCGGTCACGTCAGCCGACCTGGTGACCGGGCACGGCGCAATGCCGCCGACCACCATGGGTGCGAGCGGCAACCCGATCAACGGCGGCCGGATCGTCGTCGTGCGCGGGCCGAACGCGGGCCCGACGGTGGACGTGATCCAGACCAGCGTGAACAACGCGTTCCAGACCGCGTTGACCCTCACCGGCAAGACGACGGGATTCGCCGGCGAGGGCATCCTCCTGATCGCGGGCGGCTACCGCACCAACGCGACCGACAACCCGGTGACGATGACGCCGCTCGGTGCGATCACCGGCGCCGCGAGCGTCGTCGGATCGAACCGGACGGCGTCGCCCGACTTCATCACGCACGCCGCGTGGCAGGCGCAGCTCGCGGCGGCCGCCGCGACCGGCAACGTCACCGTCGCCTTCGCGCTCGCGACCCTCGCGTGCGGCGCGGTGATCGGAATCAAGCCGTGACCGACGCCGAGATCGGGCTCGCGACCACCCTGCTCACCGCAGCCGGCGGCTCGCTCGCCGTGGTCACGCGCTGGGCGGTCGGCCTGTGGGCGACGATCCGGCGCGAGGATATCGCCGCGACGAAGGAGAGCGCCGCGCTCAAGCGCGAGCAGGACGCACGCCTCGTCGAGCGCCAGATCGCCACGATCGATCGCGTCGCGATCCTGGTCGACGAGCACACGGCCCGGGACCTCGCCGCCCAAGCCGAGGTCAAGCAGGCGATCGTCCGCGTCGAGGCCAAGGTCGACTCGGCGCTCGACTGGCGCGAGCGGTTCACACCGCTCGAGATGCAGGCGGTCGATCCGCCGGAGCGCCGCGATCGGATCAAGACGGCCCCGCAAGGCTACCCGCAAGGCTACCGCCCGCCGCGACCCGGCGGGCATGACGACTGACCACCCACCGAAAGCAGGACACGATGAAGGCCACGTTGATCGATCTGTTCACGTCCAAGAAGTTCCTCGCCGCGCTGTCGGCCATTGCCATCTACCTCGCCGGGCGCTTCGGGTTCGCGCTCGACCCCGCCGCGCTCGATCGCATCTTCGCCGCACTGCTGGTCTACGTCGGCGCGCAGGGGGTTGCCGACGTCGGCAAGAGCGCAGCGATCGCCAACGGGCAGACCACGCTCGCGAGCGTCACCATGAATCTCGCGGCCGGCAAGGAGCAGGCGGCCGCGGCGCGTGCGTCGGGTCTCGCACCGCTCGCTGCGCTCCTACTCGCATGCCTGATCGGAGGCTCCGTGTGCACCACCGCGTGCGGCGCTGGCCAGCTCGTCACCGACACCGGCGGCAAGATCGTCGACTGCGCCAAGCTCGACGAGGGCCAGCTCGCCACCCTTGGCACCCAGCTGGCGCGCAGCGTGGCGACCTACGTGGTCGCCGGCACCCCGATCGACTGGGATGCGATCGAGGCGCAGGCCGAGGCGGCCGGGCTGGTGATCGGCGGGTGCGTGCTCGGGCCGCTGGTCGCGAGCCGGGGTCCGAGCTCGAGCTCCGCGCCGGCGCACGCGGCGGCAGCCACCGCCCCGCCGAGCAACGACGCCGCTCGAGCGTGGGCGTCGTTCGCGCGGCTCAAGGGCAAGGCCGGGGTGACGACCTACCAGACGAGCGCCGGGCCGCTGTGACCTGGCCCGTCGGCCACCCGGTCGCGATCGCCGGCCGACCGGCGTCGCCGATCGCGGCCGTCACGGTCGCGCGCTCGCTGGTCGGCACCGGCGTCTACGAGCTCGGGACCGGCGACTGTGACACGCCGATCGGCGGCCCCAGCGACTGCGCCGGGTTCGCGATCTGCCGCTGCTACGGGCTCAGGCGCCACCGCCCGGGCTTCAACGTCGGGCCCTGGGCCTCGGTCACCGACGACCTCAACTGCAACAGCGCGATCGAGGACGCCGACCACGCGCGCGAGCTGTTCACGCGCGTGACCAGCGGCCCGCCGCAGCTCGGCGACCTGCTGACCTACCCGACGTTCTCGCTGCTGGTCGGCGGCGAGCACCGGACCTGGATCGGCCACGTGGCGATCGTGACCGGCGTGTCGCGCCTGCTCGAGTGGGACTGGACGCGGCCGACGTGGGCCGGGCTCGACGTCGTGCAGTGCCGCGGCCCGAACGGCGCGCGGCCCGGCATCGTGGGCACCACCGCGGCGCACTGGGATGGGCACGACCTGACGTGGCCCAAGCCCGAGCATCGCAGCGTGCTACTGCGCGTCGTGCCGTAGCACGCCCGCGGCCTGGGCCGCGACGACGGCGCGGTCCTCCCATCCGGACGCCGGGCGACTGGACGCGATGATGGCGGCGCATTCGGCGCGCGCTGCGTCCACCGTCAGGCGAGCGATCCTGCTGATCTCGGACCGCTGGTAGCCAGTCAGGCCGCCCTCGGTGACGTAGTCCTCCTCGGTGACGTAGTCCTCCTGGCAGATCTCATCGCCCAGAGCGCGATCGCACAGCGCGACGAGCGCGATGTCCTGCGGCATCATGCTGGAGCCGAGCGCCTCGCTGCGGAGTTCGCGGATCCGGTCGTCGGTGACGCCCGGCGGCGGTCCGTGGTCGGCGGTCCGCGGGTTGAGGTCGATGCTCGCGCGGCGTGCCAGCGATCCGTCGGGCCACCGGAGCACGGCGCCCGCCGGAAGGCCATGCTGCATCCCGACGATGAGATCCATCACCGCGACGTGCACGGGATCCGAGTCGATGCGCGCGATCTCGGCGTACGCGGACGCCCTCTCGGCGATGTCGGCGAGCGCGCCGGCTCGGCAGTCGAGCGCCTGCCGGTCATTTTCCACGCGCAAGTGAGCGGCCTGCGCGTGAGTGAGCGTGATGTCAGCGATGTTCGTGTTCATGATCGTAACCTTCCCGCCGCGGAGAGCGGCGATTGAAAATGTGCGGCCGGATGCCGCCAACGGGGCCGGCCGAGGCCGGGGTACAGCTAGGACGCCGCTCAGGCGGCGACCGAACAGCTAGCGTGTGCCGTTACCGCCGTAACGAAGGTGATCGGCAGGGGGCTCACCACCACGTGGATCTCAACCGGCATCGTCGAGCTCGCCTGATCGCCAGGTCGGCGGCCTCGCGGATCCATTCGGCCCAAGGCGTCTCGCCGCGAGCCTCGTCGTGGGCAGCGGCTTCGGAGGGCAGCAGTGGGACCGTGCGCCTGACGCTGCGGGCCGCGGCGGCGGAGAGCGGCGGCCGGCCAGCGCCGGCGCGGCGACCACCGACCTTGCCCGTCTTGCGCCGGCGAGCGGTCATGCGCCTGCGGCCTCAACCGCGGCGGCCTCGATCTCGTCGATGGCGGCGCGGAAGTCCAGCTCGGTCGCCGAGCCCGGGGCGCTGAGCTTGCGCAGCGTCGCCAGCAGCGCGCCGCTGATCCACATGTCGGGCGCGTCACCGAACGCTGCGAGCCGACCGTCGAAGGGCCGCCGGGCCAGGGTGACCTCGCCCTGGGTGAGGATAACCCCATCGGCGAGGCGAACCTCGACATCGACATCGACATCGACGGCACCGGCGAGGTCGGTGTGCGTGGACGGGCGGGGATTCGATGCGCTCGTGTTGGTCATGAGATTACTATACGCACGACAATCAGGAGCGCAAGCCTGAATTTCGTGCGCACGTGAATTATGGGCGGGGTTCCCAGCGCAACCCGGCGAACCTGCGGCGGAATCGGCGCGCTGGAAACCAGGTCGCCCGCAAGTTGCCGTGATCGCGTCGGTCGTCTGCCTTGAGGTGCTAGTGGGTAACACCGTGGGGGTTCGAGTCCCCCTTCGCGCACAGCTACTTAGCCCGGATCCTCTCGGGCGTTATGCCCCGCCGGGAACCTGACCCGGGGTCGAGTTCCCAGCGTTCGCCTCGTCCATCATCGAGCGCAGTACCTGCGCCGTCTCGGTCTCCCCTTCGTTGTCGAGCACCTCGATGGCGATCCGGATCACCTCGATCCGCTCGTCAGTCGCCGCCCACGCCTGCGCAGTCTCCAGCTCGGCCACCCGCTTGCGCAGCGCGCCCAGCTCGTCCGTGTAGAGCCGGGTCGCACGCAGCATCGCCGGTGCCATCGCGTCGCGGTGCATCAGGATCTCGCGCGCCATCGCCTCCACGATCTGGTACTCGCGCTCGCTGACGACCTCGGACAGGAGGTCGCCGTTGCGGTCGAGCACAAGCGCAAGCTCGGCCGCGGTCAGTGGTCCTCTGGTCTCGCTCATCGTCGACCTCCGGTCAGCACGCGCAGCGCAGCCCGCTGCTGGCCCGCCTGCTCGGCCCCAGGTGCGAGATAGTGCCGCCGCGTCACCCCGGGCCCGGTCTGCCCCAACTCGCGGGCGACGTGCTCGACCGGCACCGCGCCCGCCGAGATCGACGCGTAGGTGCCGCGCAGGCCATGCGGGCAGACCACCGGCACCCCCGCAGCCTCGCACAGCCGCCTGACGTGGTAGCCGAGCCAGTGGCGGTCGACGTCGCCCCACAGCGGCTCACCCCCGGCCCGGCCCGCCACCAACGCGGCCAGGCGCGGGCGCAGGACCTCGGGCACCTCGAGCTGCCGGTCGCCGCGCCTGGTCTTGGCCCGCTCGATCCACAGTACCCGGGCGCCATCGTCGACGTCGCGGCAGACCCGGTCGACCACCTCCCCGGCCCGCGCGCCCATCAGCAGCGCGACCGCCGCGGCGAGCCCGGCCGGGGTGCCCTCGGCCAGGGCGTGGGCGGCGAACCGGCGCGCCTCGTCGATCCGCAGCTGGGCCTTGCCGCGGGCCCGCGCGCCGGACGCCTCGAGCCCCGCGAACGGGTCGCCCGGTAGCCAGCCCTGCGCCGTGCACCACGCGGCGAGCCCGCGCGCGGCCGCGAGCTCGCCGACCTGGGTGTCCGCGACCACTTCGAGTACACGGCGCCCGAGCAGCTCCGCGGCGAGCCGCGCGGTCAGCTGGCGCAGCGGCCGGTCGCGCTCGGCCAGCCGCAAGAGGCCGTGCAGCCGGTAGCGCACCGTCGTCACCGTGCGCTCCTTGCGGCCCCGCGCCGTGAGGTGCGCGAGGTAGAGCGCGACGGCGCCGGCGAGGGTTCGGCCGTCGATCTCGCCGCGGGCGTCGGCCGCTGCTTTCCGCGCGAGGGCCTCGCTCGCAAACGTCTCCACGCTGCGCTCGCCGTCCACTCGGACGAGGATGACGCGCCAGCGCCTGCCGTGCTGATAGGGTCCATGGACTCGCTCCTTGGTTGCTCGCACTGGATCTCTCCTTGGACCAGCGCGCCGATTTCCACCTCCGACGCTCGTCCGGAGTGGACCGCGCGCGCGAGCTCCTCGCGGATCACGGCCCGGATCGCGTCGAGGTCGGCGCGGGTCACCGCCGTAGCCGCCTGTCCAGCACGCGACCGGACACCCATCCCGCACCAAGAATCAGCGGCACGACAAGCAGGTCAGGCACGGGGAGCGCCAGCACGGCCACGGCCACGGCCACGGGCGCGACCATCGCGGCGGCGGTCATGCGGATTCGGGATGGAGGGGTCACCACATCCTCCACCAGCCCGGGCGACGCCACGCGTCCAGCCCCGCAGCCGCGAGACCGCCGATCACGATCGCGCCAGTCGCCCACCAGCTGAGCCACCACCCGATCGCGACGAGGATCGCAGCGCCGGCGAGCACGTAGACGACGGCGCGGGCGAGCGCGGCCAGCTCGTCGCGGTTCAGCACGTGAGCTCGTCCTCGGGGTTCGCGTCGCGCTGCCGTTCGCGCTCCCTGGCTATCGCGTTATAGACGGTGGTGGCCGAGAGCCCGTACCGCTCCGCCGCGGCCTGGACGCTGACCTCGCCCGTCAGCGCGAGCAGCATTGCCTTGTAGGACCTCGACGAGGTGTCGGGCTTGGTGACGCGAGCGCTCACGGCCCCTCGCTGTAGAAGAGCGTGATCGACAGGCAGTGGAACTCGCTGTCCGACGACTGCGAGACGACCTTGTCGACGACCTTGATTCGCCTGTGCGCGGCGAGCCACGCGGTGATGGCCTCGCCCATGACGGCCCTGTCCTCGCGCTTCGTGCTCGAGAACACCTTCACTCCGTTGAACTGATCCATTAGATACCTCCGTGCCAGCGGCGGGCGTCGAACCCGCGGTTCGGTCGGGTGAGGCAATGCGAAAATCCTCACCCGATCGTCGTTCCTTCCATCGCTGACAGGCGCCGGCGGAATGCCGGCGGGCGGATTCTCGGCCAGGTCCGCCACCCTGCTCCTAGCGCACTACTGCATGACCAACGGCGCGCTGCCGAAAGCGTTGTCAGGTCGGCGCTTCTCCTTCCTCGTCGTCGCGCATCCAGCTCGGATCAGCGACGTCGCTGCCGCGCTCGACGAACTCCAGGACCTCGATACGAGGCGAGTAGCCGCCCCACATGTTCGTCGCCTCGTACATCGCGAGGCGTTCCATCCAGGTCGCGACCAGCTTCGCGCCGGCCTCAAGGATCGACTGCGGCACCTCGTAGACCTGCACCACGTGCGGCCGGCTGCTCTCGACCGCGATGATGTAACTCTCGCGCGGTGGCGATCCGGTCTCGAACGCGATCGCTGCGGACTGGTCGGCGAGTTGCGCGTGGTAGCCCCTCCGCTTGGCGTCGAGCGCGAACCAGAATGGAGCAACGGACCGCGCCGTCTTGATCTCGGCGTTGAACGAGGGGCCGTGCGCGCCGGCGAGCGCGCGAACGTCGGGCGTCGAACGTCGAGCGCGCCCGAGCTGCGACCACAGGATGGTGCGCTCGCAGATCAGGCCGGGCACGGAGAGCAGCCGGTCAGCGTGGGCGTTGGCGCGGATCGCGTCGACCATGCGCCGAGCCGCGTCCATCTCGCTGCGGATCAGGATGGTCGCGCCGGGGTTCTGCGCGCGGAACTTCGCCCATTCATCTCCCGAGCGCGGCGCCATGGTCACCTTGGGGGCCGGCTTGCCGAGCTTGAGCGCCTTGTCGCGGGCGGCCTTGCTCGCCTTGCTCTCCTGCTCCCACAGCGCCGTGGGCTTGCCCAACAGGAGCGCGTGCGTACCCGTGCCGAGCCGCTTGGAGAGCGAGTCGTCGTCGTCGTCCTGGAACGCGTGCAGGCAGTGCGCGCCTGACTCCCCGGCGGCGCGCAGGTGGCTGAGGCGCGCCGGCAGCGTGCGCGGATCGACGAGCTTGCGCATGTTGGGGGCCGCGAGCTCGACGCGGAGATCGTCGGGCATCGGGTCGTCCGGCGGATCCCAGTCCTCGTGGGAGGTGGCGTACGGATCGCTCATGGCGCCGCCTGTAGCTCGTCGAATGGGTCGCAGTTATCGAACCACCACCCTTCCTCGAACGGCCTGCCTCCGTCGCTCGACCACGCAGTGGCCTGCGCGATCGTGATGTCCGGCGGCTCGCTGTGGTCGTGGCCGCACTCCTCGCACACGCAATCGTCGGCCGCGACATGCTCGCCGCAGACGTGGCAGCCAAAGCACAGCGGCAGCCCCATGAGCGAGAACTCCGGGTCGTCGCAGATGTAGCAGCCGTCGCGGTGGACCGTCGGCGTCGATCTCTTGCTCGGATCCGAGAGCCCCTCTTCGAGCATCCAGTACGCTGGATCGCTCGGCTTCATCGGGGAGCTCACGGCTTGGCCTCGGACGGCGCTGCACCCGATGGAGCTCGGCGCGGTCGCTCGGGCGCGATCCTGATGACGTCCATGTCCTCGATGTCGTCGGTCGTCGGATCGCGCATCCGCTTGTGGATCACTACGAGCGTGATCCAACCGCGCCAGTCGCCCCAGTGATCCGAGCCGCACAGGCTCGTGAGCGTCTTGGCCATCGTAGCGTTCAGGCCGAGCTTCTTGCTCTTGCCCTTGAACGCGAGATAGAGAGTCTCCTTCTTGCCGCCCGGGTTCTTGATCGTGCACTTGCCGCTGTCGACGACCTCGACGTCGGCGGTCGTGCCGGGCCCGCCGAGATCCTCAGCGTAGAGGTACTCGGGGTCCATCCGCTTGATCACGGTCCTCCAGCTGGGCTTCTTGGGGTCGGCCGCCATCTACCGGGTCTCCTCGTCGTCGCGAAACCAGCGCGACGCCTGAATCTCGCGCGCCTCGATGCGGTTTGCCCGGCGAGCTCGGCGGATGGCCCGGGCGGTCGCCGGTGGGAGCGCAGGCAGGGGCGGATGCTGCTCGAGCGCCCAGCGGAACGAGTAGCCGAGCGCGAACACGCCGGCGAAGATCAGGGCGAGCGCGAGCACGCTCACGAGACCCTCGCCGGCGCCGGCGCGAATCGGACGATCGCCCGCGCGATGTCCACGTTGCGGTCGCGCACCGACCCCGCCGCCCAGCCACCCGCGAGGAACATCTCGTCAGCGGTCCCTATCGCCCACCACCAGCCGTCGCGCCCGTCGAGCTGGCCGGGCCAGTAGATCTCGACGCAGCCGTCCCGCTCGCGCCGGTGCGTCCACTCGTCGCCGGCGAGACCAGCGCCGCGCTTCCAGTCGGAGAGCGTGATCGCGGGCATGGATCAGGTCTCCACGACCGGGCGGTAGTCGGCGCCGGCGTAGCCGTAGGTCGACGCGATCGCGTTCTGGCAGTTCATCTCCTGCGGGGCTCCGTAGTCGGAGCGGATGCCGCGGATCGGCAGCGGCCGGAGCTGGGGGTGACAGCGGAACGTGTAGAGCTTCCGGTGGCCGTCGGGCTCGGGCGTCGAGTTGGTGACTTCGACCGCGACGAAGGGCTCGTCGCCCTCCTGATCGATCCGCAGGAGCCGCCGCGACAGCCCGAGCGCATCAACGTCCGCGTGTATCACCTTGGCGCCGACGTCGCGCAGGTAGCGTCCGCTGTCGCCGGCGTTGTACTGGGCGACGAGCACGCGCCGTACCTCGGCGTTCGGCTCGTCGCGAATCTCGGTCGCCGTGAGCGTTCCCGCCACCATCGCGGCGCCGCGCTCGGGCGTCAGGCGGATGCCGCTGACCGCGTACACCGAATATCCGTCAGGCCACGCGAGCGCGGGGCCATCGGCGCAGTGCAGCCGATGCGACGCGTCGAACCGCGCGACGCTCGGGTGCTGCACGAGGATCGAGACGCCGCGCCAGGACAGCGCCATGAACGCGGCGCGAGCGAGCTGCTCCCACAGGCGGAGTCGGCGCTCTTGCTCGTCAGTGACCTTGACGCCGACGCTGATCGCGAACCTCGCCCATGCCGTCCAGTAGCTCTCGCACTGCCCCCAACACCAGGTCTGGTTATAGGCCTCCCCGAGCTGGCCCCAGAGCTGGCCCCGGAGCTGGCCCCGGAGCTGGCCCCCGAGCTGGCCCCGGAGCTGGTCCCCGAGCTGGCCCCGGAGCTGGTCCCCGAGCTGGCCCCCGAGCTGGCCCCAGAGCTGGCCCCAGAGCTGGCCCCAGAGCTGGCCCCAGAGCTGGCCCCCGAGCTGGTCCCGGAGCTGGCCCCAGAGCTGGTCCCGGAGCTGGCCGCAGAGCTGGGCCCCG